GGAAATGTTCGGCACCGACTTTAACGACACGTTCGAGGCGAAAGTGAACGAGCAAAAGCGCCTCAAAGGCGCCGACATGCTGCCCGCGCCGAAAGCCGGTGCAGCGGCACCTGCGAAGCCCGCCAAGCCGACCGAGCCCGAGGATCCCGACGCGGATCCGACCGATCCAGACAACGAAGGAAACGAGAAATGAATTTGCAAGATCTCATCGCCGGATGCTGGGCGATCCGTCCCGAGCAGCTCCTCGAAATTCAGGCGATCTATGCGACGCACCTGCGCGGCGAAAAGATCGATATCGCGGCCGTCGAGGCGCGTCTCGGCCGTCCGCTGGCGCGCGAGGATCAGCGGTATGCGCTGCACGACGGCGGCGTCGGCGTGTTGGAGATCTCGGGTGTGATCGCCCCGAAAGCGAACCTGTTCATGCAGGTATCGGGCGGGGTGTCGCTGCAAATGGCCCGCCTGCAATTGCAGTCCGTGCGCGCCGATCCGAACGTCAAGGCGCTGATCATTGCCGCCGACACGCCCGGCGGCAACGTGCTCGGCGTGCCCGAGTTCGCGGCGCAGGTTTACGAGCTGTCGAAAGAGAAACCGGTCGTGATCCATTCCGAGGGGCAGCTCGCGAGCGCGGGCTACTGGTTCGGTGCTGCCGCGAACGCAATTCTCGTTAGCGGCCCGGTCGTGCAAGTGGGCTCGATCGGCGTCGTCGTCACGCGCAATTACAACCCGAACGCGGCCGTGCAAGAGGAGCACATCACGGCGGGCAAATACAAGCGGATCGCCAAAGCGAACGAGCCGCTCTCGGCCGACAGCCGCGCGATCGTGCAGGCCGATGTCGATTACGTTTACTCCCTTTTTGTCGACGACGTGGCCCGGTTCCGTGGCGTGTCGTCCGACGCAGTGCTCGAACACATGGCCGACGGCCGCGTGTTCCGAGGTCAGCAGGCGATTACAGCCGGCCTGGTCGACGGTGTTTCGACTTTGGACGACTTGATCGAATCGCTGGCAACCGATCCCGCGAAGTATGCGAAGCGCAGCAAAGCGCGCGTCGCCGCCTCGCGGGCTCATCCGAAACCTGAAAGCGCCGGTGCTGTGCTGAATGGTGATCCCTCCGCAATCATTCAAGGAACCGATATGGATATCGACAAAGTCACGCGCGCCGATCTGGAAACCGGAAACCCGGCGCTTTTTGCCTCGCTGCAACGCGAGTTCACCGTGCAAGGCGCCGCCGCCGAGCTGGCACGACAGGCCGCCGTCCGCGCGACCGTCGTGCCGGGTCACGAGGCCCTCGTCGAGACGCTCGCGAACGACGGCAAGACAACCGCCGCCGAGGCCGCTCTCGCCGTGAACACGGCCGTTCGCGAGGCTCACAAGGCCGCCGCCTCGGCGCACCTGAACGACGCGCCGCCGGCCGTCAAGGGCAGCGCCGCACCGGACGCCACGAAGGACGGCAGCGATCGCGCTGCGCAGTGGGCCAAGGTGCAAGCGCACCGCGCCGCGAACCCGGGCGTCTCGATCGAGGACGCTTACATCGCCCTGGGTTTCGAGCAGTCGTAAGACCGCACGCCCGCCCCAAACCGCAACTTTTTTCAACTCGTTTAGGAGCCCGCAATCATGGGTGCATCTTCTGGAAACATTTCGATCTTGACGCTTACCGTCAAGGCAACCGCCGTCATCCCGGCGAACCGTTTCGTCGAGCGCGACGGCACGCTGCCGGCCGCTGGCGGTAACGCCCTGGGCGTCACGCGTTTCGCGGGCGAAGTGGGCGACCTGATGGCCGTCGACGTTCACGGCACGACGATCGCCGAATGCGGCGCCGCCGTGGCGATCGATTCGGCCCTGATGGTCGACGCCGCCGGCAAGGTGGTCGTGTTGGCCGGCTCGGGCAAGCAAACCGTCGGCCGCGCCCTCGAAGCGGGCACCGCCGACGGCAGCAAGATCGAGATCCTGCTGATCCCGAGCACCGGCCTCGTCTCCGCCTGATCGCCCAGCGCGAACAGTCCCGAAACAAACTTTAGGAAATACTCATCATGGGTCAGCAATCTCTCTCGCAAGCCCGCGTCGTCGATCCGATTTACACCGGAATCGCACGTGGTTACTTTTCGCCCGCCGCACCGGTGGCCGATGCACTGTTCCCGATCGTCACGGTCGGCGCACGCGCCGGCAAGATCCTGTCGTTCGGCCCGGACGACTTCAAAAAGGTCAACACGTCGCGCGCACCTGGCTCGAACACGAAGCGCGTGCAGTTCGGTTACAGCGGCGTCGCGTTCGGCCTGAGCGATCACTCGCTCGAAGGTGCCGTACCCCGTGAGAACATGGAAGAGTCGGCGGCCGTGCCTGGCATCAATCTCGCCTCGGGCGCGATCTCCAAGGTGCAGAACGTCATGGCGCTGGAGCGCGAGCAGCAAGCGGCCGACATTGCCCTCACGGCGGCGAACTACGGCTCGAACAACAAGCTGACGCTCACGGGCGCGGATCGTTGGGACGTGTCGACCGGTGATCCGTTCGACGACATCAACGTCGCGCGCCAGTCGATCCGCTCGCAAACCGGCGTCAAGCCGAACAAGCTGATCCTCGGCCCGAAGGTGCTCTCGGCCCTGCGCTCGAATCCGAAGGTGCTCGGGCGCCTGTCGACCGCAGCGGATCAGCCGCCGGCAACGCTGGCGCAACTGCAAGCGCTGTTCGAGGTCGAGGAGGTCGTCGAGGCCGGTTCGGTCTGGTTCAACGAAGCGACGAGCCTGTTCGAGGACGTGTACGGCACGTTTGCCGTGCTGGCCTACACGACGCCCAAGTCGATGCAGGAAATGGGCTCGCCCTCCTACGGCTACACGTACCGCCTGGCGGGCATGCCGCTCGTCGAGGAGCCGTATTTCGAGCGCAACCCGAAAACGTGGTTTTACCCGGTGACGGACGCCTATCAGGCCGTCCTCGCGGGCGCCTCGGCCGGGTTCCTGTTCACGACTGCGGTGTCCTGATCATGAAATGCCTTGTGATCGAACCGATCAAGGCAAAGGGCAAGCGTCACGCACCGGGCGCAAGCCTGGTGCTCGACGCGAAGCTCGCCGAGGAGCTGATCGCCTCGGGTACGGTGGTCGAGGACACGCCCGAGGCGCGCGCGACCCTGGGCATGCTCGAAGCCGAGGCGGATCTGCCGCCCAGCCTGCCGCCCGCGCCGCCGAGCGCGCCGACACCGCCGGCACCGCCGCCCAGCACGCCGCCCGCGCCTGCGCCCTCGCAAGGGGGTAACAAGCAGTGATCGACGCGGCATCCGACCTGGCCGGGATCTTCGCAAGCGACGACTTCGCAAAGTCATTCACGCGTGTACGGACGGCCGTCGCGAACGTGGAGATCCGAGCGATCATCGGCGCGATCGACGACGAGGTGCTCGAAGGTCGCAGCATCGCTGCGATCCGCAAAGCGCTGTACCCGGCCGGGACGGATGTCAGGGCCGACGATAAGCTCGTCGCCCTGGTCGATATCGATGTCACGATGCCTGCGGGCACTGTCCTTAAAGTTCTCGAAAAGCCGAAGCGTGTAAACGACGGGCTCGAAGTGGAGGCGCTGCTCGGCAGCGCGACGCTATGAGCACCGACGCTCTGCCGCTGGGCGTTCCGTATGAGGCCGGCGCGAAGATCTTCGCGGCGCTGCGGGACGCGGCAACCTTGACGGGTTGCACGTTTTACGACAACCCGAAACGCGCGACCGATCTCGAATCGGGCGATCGGGTTGTCTTTTTCGAGGACGTGTCGGACGGGCCGGCCGAGCAGCAAAACCAAGTCAATCGCGAGTTCCGGTTCAATGTCGGGGTGATCAATCGCAGCGAGGCCGATCGCCTCGGTGTGCATACGGATTACCGGGCAGCGAAACGCGCGATCGAGGGTGCGCTTGCGACGCTGAAAGGTGTGGCGACAGTGAAATACCTGCGCGAGGGCGATCTCGTCTTTCGCCTGGAAAACATCGATATCGGCGGCGGTTTGATCATTGCGCAGTTCACGCTCGGATACCGCGATCCCTCGTTCCGGGATCGGTACTAGTTCCAAACCATTTCAAGGAAAAAATCATGTCTCTCGCACGTGCATTCATCGGATCAGGCGATGTCCTGATGAACCCCTACGATCCCGTCACCGGCCTGCAGACCGGCTGGGTGAATGCGGGCTCGGCCGACAAGTTCGGCATCAAGCCGAATTCGGAAATCAAGTCGAAGAAAAGCAAAGGCCGCTACACCTACGGGCAAACGATCGCGACGGTCGCCCTGGCTGGCGAGGCGGATCTGTCGATCACGTTCGGCGAAGTGAACAAGGACAACATCCGTCTCGCGTTCATGGGCCGTCAATCGACGCTGACGGTCGCCGCTGGCGGCGCCGTCGTCGACGAGGCGCTCGTCGCCAAGCTCGGCAAGTTCGTCGCCCTGGCGAACATCAATCTGACGGCCGCCGTCACCGTCAAGCACACGTCGGGCTCGCCGACCTATGTGAAGGATGTCGATTACTCCGTGAACTACGCGACCGGCAAGATCCTTGCGCTGGAAGGTGGCGCGATCACGGATAACCAATCGCTCAAGGTCAGCTATACCTCGAACGCGATCGACGGAACCCGAATCCTCGGTTCGACCGATGCGCAACTGCGCGCCGAGTTCATTCTCGACGGGCAGAATCAAGTCGACGGCAAGCCGTGCGAGGTTCGCGTGTGGGAGGGTGTCCTGACGCCGTCCGACGAGTTCGACTTTCTGGCCGACGATTGGGGCGCGCTGACGCTCACGGGCAAGATGACGACGCCCTCGGGCAAGCCGTCGCCGTTCGTCGTCGACTTCAAGTAAAGGGCGACGCCCTGGCGAAACGAATCCGGCGCATGCCTCGGGGCATGTGCCGGATCTCCCGCAACCTGATCACACAAGCGAACCATCGTGGCAGATCCCAAAATCCGATATGACATCGAGGCCGGCATCAAAGGCGAGCAGGATGTCGTGCAGCTCGAAGCGGCATTGCGCGGGCTCGGGGATACGCTCGAAGGGGATCTTAAAGTTCAAGCGAAAGAGGCGGCCGACGCCCTCGCGAACCTGGGCGCCAAGCAAGGCGCCGTGCAGGCGTTCACCGCCTTAAAACGTGAAACCGAAACACTTGGCGCCGAGCTGAATATCACCGCCGCTGCGGTCGACCGGCTGGGCGCAGAGCTGCCGCAGGCCGCCGCCGCGACGGCGCAGTTCGCCGCCGCCGAGGCATCCGCCCGGGGCGTCGCCAAAGGCGCGAAAGCCGATCTCGACGAGCAGCGCGCCGCCCTGGCGGCCCTCAATGCGCAGTACAAGGGCAGCGCCCGACAGACCGACGCGTATCGCGAGGCGCACGATCAGCTTAAGGTCGCGATCAAGGATCTCGGCGCGAACCTGAAAACGCAGCAGGCCGCCGTCGCCGCCGCTGCAGGCGCCTCGAAGGCAGCGCAGGACGCCGAGCGCAACCTCGCGACGCAGTACGAGCGCAGCGTCGACGCAAGCCGCAAGATCTCGGCCGAGGTCGGGAACAAGACACGCGCCCTCAATGCCTCGCGTGCCTCGCTGACGGCTTACGGGATCTCCTCGACGAACCTCGTCGGCATCGAGCAGCAGCTCGCGACCGCGATCGCGCAGGTGCGCGAGCGGGTCAACACACTGGCGCCCGCGTTCGCCGCCGCCGCGACGGCCTCGAACGGCGCAGCGCAGCGGCAGATCGCCGATCAGCGCACGGTGCAGCAGGGCCTGCAGAACGTCCGATCGGAGCTGGCGAAGATCCAGACAATCGCGAGCGTCGCCGTCGGCGGCGGCCTCCTCGGCGGCATGGTGAAGTCGGTCGCCGAGACGGCCGACGAGTTCAAGAATCTGCAGGCGCGCGTTCGCCTGGCAACGGGCGAGGGCGAGGCCTTTAACGTCGCGTTCGCCGGGATCCAGCGCGTCGCCCTGTCGACGAATTCGAGCCTCACGGACACCGGGACGCTGTTTCAGCGGGTCGCGAAGGCCGGCACCGATGCGGGCCTTTCGACGCTCGCCGCGACGCAGCAGTCGCTCGCCCTGACGGAAACGATCAATCAGGCCGTGCAGCTCTCGGGCAGCAGCGCCGATTCCTCGGCGGCGGCGATCACGCAACTGATCCAAGGCCTGCAGTCGGGCGTGCTGCGCGGCGAGGAATTCAATTCGGTCATGGAACAGGCGCCGCGCCTGGCGCAAGCGCTGGCGGCCGGTGTCGGCCGCACGACGGGCGAGCTGCGCAAAATGGCCGAGCAGGGCGCCCTGACGACGGATGTCGTGATCAAGGCGCTGACGACGCAGGCGGCGACGGTGTCGAGCGAGTTCGGCAAGCTGCCGGCGACCGTGGGCCGTTCGCTGCAGAACCTTTCGACGCAGTGGTCGCTGTACGTGGGCGCGACCGATAACGGGTTCGTGTCGAGCAAGAATCTCGCGGCCGTGATCGATGGCCTGGCGCGCAATCTGGATCTGCTCGTCGGCACGCTGACGGCCGCCGGCAAGGCTTACGCCGCGTTCAAGATCGCGGGCCTGGCGGCCGACGCGTACCGCTGGGCGACAGCGACGGCCGTCTCGACGGTCGCGGTGCAGGCGAACACCGTCGCCGTCGGCACGAACACCGCCGCCCATGCCGTGAACGCTGCAGCGCAGCGCGCAAGCACTGCAGCCGCCCTAGGCACCGGCAAGGGGTTCGACGCCATGAATGCCCGCGTCAGCTTCGGATCGGCGATCCTGGGCCGGTTCTCGGGGCTGCTCGGGCCATTCGGAATCGCGATCGCTGCCGTCACGCCCGAGATCCTCGGCCTGGCGCGCGCAGCGGGCGAGGGCGTGGCAAAGCTGCAGGGCTACGGCAAGATCCTCGAAGACGCGGAAAGCAAGACGCGCCTGCTCGAAGCGGCGTCGACTGCCGCAGCAGCGTCGCAGCGTGAGATCGCGATCAAGACGCAGGCAACGCGCGATGCGCAGTTCGGCCTGTCGCAGGCCGCGCAGGACGTGATCGGCAAGTTCGACGAGATGGTCAAAAAGGGCGACAGCGCGACGGACGCGGTCGGCAAGATCGGCAAAGACTTCGATCTCGCCACGGTGCCCGGCATCGCGAACGCTGCGGCCGTGCTCGACAAGCTGCAGGAGGCCGGCAAGATCTCGGCGGGAAATTTCCAGCACGCCTGGTCCGAGGCCCTGAAAGGCGAAGATCTCGGCGTGTTCGAGACAAAGGCGCGGGCCGCGTTCGCAGGCGCTGCACGCGAGGGCGAGCGCCTCGCGGCCGTGCTCGATGGCACCGCGCGCGAAGCGATCCGCCGCTCGGGCCTCGATTACGACGTGCTCGCCGGCAAGATCGGCGCGGCCTCGCGCTCGGCCATCAATGACACCGACGCGATCGTCGCCTCGCTCGATCGCCTCAAAGCCTCGGGCGTGGACACCGGAACCGCCCTGGCCGTGTCGATCGGCAAGTCGATCGAGACGGCCGACAGTCAGAAAGCGATCGAGGCCGTGCGGGCACAGATCGTTTCCCTGCGCAAGGAATTGGGCGACAAGGCCGCCGACGGCCTGCTGTCGGATGCCGCCGCCAAAGCCGACACGCTGCGCGTCAAGCTCGCGCAGCTCGTGCCCGGGATCCAGTCGGCCGCCGAGGCGTTCGCGCTGTTCGGGATCAAGTCGGGCGCCGAGCTGCAGAAGTCGGCGACCGATTCGCTCGATGCGTACAACGTGCTCAAGACGAGCGGCGTCGCCTCGGCCAATCAATTGCGCCAAGCGTTCGAGAAAACCGCCGCCGATGTGACGGCCGCGAACAAAGGGATCCCGCCGACGTGGCTCGCGATCGACGATGCGATCATCCGCAGCCGCGAGGAGGTCGAGAACTACGGGCGCAGCACCGGCGGCGTGATCGATGGCCTGCGCGGCAAGTGGAAAGATTACGGCGACACGGTGCGCCGCGAAGGATCCGCGACGCCTGGCGTGATCAAGGCCGGCGGGCAGGATATCAAGTCGGTGACGGGCGACACGCGCGAGGAGCGCCTGTCAGGACAGAACGCCGTCGACGCCTCACTGCAGTTTCGCCTGCGCGATCAGCTCAAGAAAGGCACGCTCGATCCGAACGCGCAGCGCGGCGAGATCCAAACGGTGATCGATTCGCTCAAACAGCAAGCGGCCGTGAACGCGAGCGCGACGAACCTGTCGGCCGGCTTTATGTCGCTCGAAGGCATGCGCGATGCGGCGAGCTGGCAAGCCATCCGCGCCCAGCTCGAAGATACGTTGCGGCGCACCGATGCGGCAACCGCCCGCGCGTCGCGGCACGAGGTCGAGCTGTCGATGCCGGGCGGCGAGTCGGACGTGTTCGCAATGGAATCCGAGGATGACGCGATGAAGCTGATCAACCTCCTCGGGAACAGTAAGAAACGGTCGAGCAAGTCATGACGATCTCCCTTAAGTACCTCGACGACACGCTGCCGCTCGATCCCGATCTCTACTGGTCGGACGAGTATCAATATTCGCCCGTCGAGCAGTCGGTCGATACGGGTCTGACGGGCTCGCTGATCGTGCAGGAGGACGGCGACGCCGATCGCCCGGGCCGCCCGATCACGCTAGAGCCCGAGGATGATTTTTCGGCATGGATGATCCGCGAGGATCTCGACACGTTGAACGAATGGGCCGCGATCTCGGGCGCCGAGTTCGAGCTGACGATCCGCGGTGTCACGCGGGCCGTCAAGTTCCGCCACGTCGACAAGCCGGCCGTCGGCGCGAAACCGGTCGTGCATTTCAGCGACGCGGCGCCGGGCGACTATTACCTCGTCACTCTTAAATTCATGGAAATCTAACGATATGGCCATCCTCAAAGGTGACGTAAAACTCGTCAAGTCCGCAGTCATGGCCGACGTGCCCGAGGGCGGCGGCGCACCGACGGCGAACGTCGTCGTCGACGGCACGAGCAATGCAATTTTCCCGGACGTGAGCGAGTCCGATCGCGCCGCCGGCCGCGTGTCGCTGCGAAAGGTTCACGCCTGGATCCAGTCGGACGACATCGACACGTACCTCGGGGCGAACATCATCGTCGCCGAACCGCCGAACGATCCGAACGTCGCGATCACGCTCTGCAGCACCGAGTCGACTTTCGATCAGCGGGCCTCGGCCGTCGCGCAGATCGAGGCCTACCTGTCGATCGGCGGCATTTACCCGGCGTACCTGTTCTCCAATCACATCACCGGACAGGACACCGTCCTGATGTTCCAAAAGTCCGACGAGCTGCCGGCGATCGGCTCGACGCTGGTGCTCACGAAGCGCGAGGGATTCTCGGATCAGTTCCGCCAGTACATCCGCGTCATTGAAGCGAAAGCGACGCTCACGCAGTACGAGGACGATCGCGGCACGTATGCGCGTTACATCGTGGAGATCAAGCTCGCGAACCGGCTCGACGCCGACTTTCCGGGGTTCGATGTGAAGCGGTTCGAGTACACGGCGGCCGAGCTGAAACTCGCGACAAAAATCAGCTCGACAGTCGTCGCTGATGCCGCCGAATATTCGGGCGTCGTGGCGCTAGAGGATGCGGCCGTGATCGGTGACTTCACGATCAAGACCGAGGGGATCTTTTCGCAGCTCGTGCCCAGCGCGCAGATCGAGACGAACATCGCCGACGCGCGAACCAATCAGCTCTCGGCCGCGCAGCAAAGCGCAGGCGCCACGGTGTCGCGCGTCATGACGGGCGTCCTCGATACGACGCACTCGTTTTTCGTGGGCGGGCAGATCGCGCCGAACACGCTATCGATCGCGAACGGCGGAATCACGCTGACGGACAGCGGCGGGCGCCTGATGTCCTCGGGCTCGCAAGTGGGCACCGTGGACTATGAGAACGGGATCCTCGCCCTGTCGGTCAATACCTGGGGCGTCGGCGTCTCGCTGCCTTACACGATCGTCTATTCGCTCGCGGGCAGTCCCGAGGGCGTGAACAAGTCGATGGGGTTCCAAGTGACGGACGCGAACCGCGCGACAGGGTTCGTCCGGACGATCTCGCCGCCCGTGCCTGGCACGCTGCGCGTCGACTATCGCGCGCAAGGCAAGTGGTACACGCTCAAGGACGACGGCGCCGGGGCGCTGCGCGGTGCGGACACGGCCTACGGCGGCGGGTTCGTCAACTTCACGACGGGCACGATCTCGGCCACGTTCGGCGCGCTGCCCGATGTCGGCTCGGATGTGATCTATCAATGGATCGAGCCCGAGGCGGCGCGCGATTCCGATCTGCTCACGCTGCAGAACGACGGGAAAGTCTATTGGGTGTTCAACACGTCGGGCGCGAGCATCGACACGGCCGGCTCGAAAGTGATCGAGCCCGGCGCGGTGTCGATCACGTGGAGCGACGGCGGCACGCGCACCGTCACCGACAACGGCGCGGGCGTGCTGACGGGCTACGGCACGGGCACCGTCGACTATTCACGCGGGATCATCAAGCTCTCGCCGACCGTGCTGCCGCCGCCCGGAACCGCGATGACGGTGAACCTGTCGACGAACACCAAAACATCGAGCACGCCCTCGATCGGTTCGGGCGCCGGCAACCTGGGCGCAACGAACATCGAGGAGGGCAGCGTCTCGATGATCATCACGGCGCAGCCTCGGATCACGTATGGCGGCGTTACCTCGAACGTCGGCCCGGCGCAGACCTACAGCGTGCGCGACAACGGCGCAGGCGGCCTGCAGATCCGCGTCGGCGATCAATGGATTGCATGCGGCACCGTCACCTATTCGACGGGCGCGTTCGCGCTGTCCTCGACGGTCGCCCTCAATAGCTTTCAAACGCTCCTCGCAATGGCGTTCGAGAATTTCTATGTGCGTTCGAGCACGCCGCAATTCACTCTGGAAGTGATCTAAACCATGTCCTCGACAGTCCTCAATCCAGCATCCTCGGGCGGCGGCCTGGCACCGATCTCGCCCGTCGCCGTCGTGGCCGGCGGCGGCATTGCCTCGTTCAGCCTCGCGGCCGTGGCAAGCGCTGCGGCAACCTACACGGCGAGCGCCGCAGCGCCGCAAGGCCTGTCCGGAACCTTCGATCAGGTTCACCTTAAAACGAACATGGCGAACGCGTTCACGCTGTCGGGCGTGCGCTTTGACTTTGGCGGCGCCGAGCACATCGTCAAGGCGAACGGCGACGTGCATCGCGGGATCTCGCCCGTCACGGGTAACGGCACGATGGTCGGCACTCTCGCGCCTGGCGCGGGCGAGCTGACGCTCACGGCCTGGCCGGCGGCCTCGGGGCCTGCGGTGACGGGCTGGCGCGCGATCGCGGGTGCTCCGATCAATGGCGCCGATACACCATTCCAGACCTACGGCGTGACATTCCGGATCGCGACGGCGCCGATCAAGCCGAGCAGCTTCTCGCTGCTGGGCACGATGGCCGACGGGACGACGTTCAACGTCACGGCCGACGCCGACGGCGTGATCAACACGACGCGCGTCAAGGGCAAGATCAACTACAACACCGGCGTGGTGCGCCTCGTGTTCACGGCCGCCTCGGGCACCGGCGGGCAGACACAAACGGATCTCTCCTACCTGGGGATCTCGGGTCTGACGAATGCGTACATCGATCTCGTGCGTCAGGAAACGCTGCGGTATAACGCCGTCGCGTATTCGTACCTCCCGCTCGACAAGGATCTCCTCGGCATCGATCCCGTGCGCCTGCCCAGCGATGGGCGCGTGCCGATTTTCCGGGCGGGGCGCCTGGCCGTCGTGGGGCACACGGCGACGACGACACCGGCGACGGGTGTCGTCTCGACACCGATCAACGCGGGCCGCACACGGCTGTCACGCGTTCGCCTCCTCGGGGCGAATAACCTCGTGATCGAAACCGGGTACACAGAGGATCTCGAAGCGGGCACGCTGACGCCGACGAACGTCACGGGCTGGTCGCAGCCGGTGCGGATGGAACACCGCATCGAGGACATGGCCCTGATCCGCTCGGTCGACATCGACGGCTCGATCACGTTCACGCGACCGCTCACGCACAATTTCCCCGAGGGCTCGTATGTGTCGAGCTGCCTGCGCGCGGGCGATATGTTCGCCCGCGTCCCGCTCGCGTTCGATCAAGCGACATGGGACGGCACGACGTTCTCCGACGTGCTGGCCGGCTCGGCCGCGCCCGGCACTTACAACCTCGTCGGATATCCGATCGAGGTCACGAACGCGGGCGCGATCACGGAAAAATGGGCACTCAAGTTCAAGACATCATCGACGTTCGACATCATCGGCGAGCACGTGGGCAACATCGGGGACGGCTCGATCAATGTCGACTGTTCACCGATCAACGCGATCACGGGCGAACCTTACTTCACGATCCTGGCCGATGGCTGGGGCGTCGGCTGGGCAGGTGGCAATGTGCAGCGGATCAACACGGTCGGCGCGATGTTCCCGGTCTGGATGGTCCGCACCGTGCAACAAGGGCCGGAAGCGGCGGCCGATTACTCGTTCCTTACCCTCGTTCGCGGCGACGTGGACAACCCGACACCGTAAAAAGCAAGGCACTCGAAAATGACTTCACCTGTAGATACAAGCGTCAAGCACTGGCATTCGGGCATGGCGAATGCGCCCGTGTTGAACGGCGTCGCGGGCTCGCTAATCGCGCTCCTCGATGCCTGCCTGAAAGACGGATTCGATAGCAAGACACTCGTGTCTCTCGTCGCGCTCTCTGGCGTCATGACGGCGACGTTCACGGGCACGCATTCGTCGGTCGTCGATTCGGTCGTTCTTATCGCGGGCGTGACAGGCGGGCCAAGCGGTTTCGCGGGCGCCAATGGCGAACAAAAGGTGACGGTGCGCGCCTCGGGCACGACGGCGGCATGGGCGACCGCATTGCCCGACGGCACCTATACCGGCACGATCACAATGAAAATGGCGCCCTCGACATGGGCGAAGTCTTTTACCGGCACGAACCTCGCGGCGTACAAGTCGACCGATGTCGCGGCGACCGGTTTTTACCTGCGCGTCGACGACACGAACGCGCAACACGCGCGCGTGATCGGTTACGAGACGATGAGCGATGTCAACACGGGCACCGGCCCGTTTCCGACGAATGCGCAAGTCTCTGGCGGTGGCTATTGGGCGAAAAGCACCAATGCCAATAGCACCGCTGTCGGGTGGTCGCTGTTCACCGACGGCCGTCTTTTCTATCTCGATGTCCAAGCGGGCATTTCAACGTCGACGATCTATCAGTTAGGCGCGTTGCGGGGCTTCGGCGACATGGTCGGATATCGTCCGGGCGGCGATGCGTATGCGTGCGTGTTGAATTACTCAATCACGGCATCAGTTAGCTCGATGACCGAGGCGCAGTTCAACACGAACGCGGGCGCCGCGCAGTTCGCGTCGCCGCGCGATTACACCGGGCTCGGCACTTCGGCGCTCCAGTCGCTTTATAGTTTTATTGCGGCCTCGACTTCGCAGCAGTTTTCCGGTTCTACAAACTCTCTTGGCGTGTTACCTTCGCCGGTCGATGGCTCGATGTGGCTTTCGGAAAAATACGTGGGGCCAATTAGCGGGAACGTCTCCCCGCGCGCCAAAGTCCCCGGTATTTACCATGCGATGCAGTCCAATATCTATGCGTATTTCAAGCAGAATGATAAGACGCCCGGCTACGGCCCTTTGGCGGGGCGGCAGCTTATGTGCGCTCTCGGCAGCGTGGGGTCGAGTTTCACGACGGCGCCCGATGCCTCGAATCCGTCGCCATCCTTTATCGACGTTACCGGACCCTGGCGGTAAGCAGTGGCAGCGCATCGTTACTGGCGGGCGATCAACGTCGAGCCCTACGGGGATCTCGGGCTAGAGATCTCGGAATTTCAATTGCTGGTGGCCGGCGCGCGCGTCGACGCCTCGGCAACACTGACGAGTAGCGTCGCGCCATCCTCGGGCGCCCTGGCCGACCTGAAAGACAACGACACCGCGACGGCGGCGGCGTGGAGCGCGATCGCGGTGCGCGGCCTGGTCCTCAATTGGGATTTTGGCGGCGGGGGCGATCAGGATGTGTCGGACATCCGGATCGGATCGACGACGTCGAGCGCGAAGTTTCTGCGCGCCGTGCAGCTCCAATATTCTGACGATGCGGCGACGTGGTTCACGCTGCAGCGGCAAACGGAAATGGGCCTGCTGTCGATCATCGGCTCGATCGCCTGGCCTGGGCCGCGTACTAAAACGGCCTCGGTCACTTGGAATAACCGGTGGTCGAAAATTCAAACGGGCACCGGCATCGTTCTCGACAGTACCGAACAAGTCGCAAGCACGACACAGTCGCATCAGGTGCAGGGCGTGGTCGGCCAGTCGAGCGGCGTGCGGCAGTTCGAGATCGTCACGTCGGCGGTAACGAATGTCCTCTATGTGATCGCTGGCCTAGCGCAAGCGATGCCGTTTACCGGTCCCTGGAATTACAACTCGGGCACGAGTTGGACTGTGCTGATGTCCAATGGGCAAAAGTACACGAACGGCACAACGAATGCCGCTTTCACGACGGCGATTGCGGCGGGCGCGACGATCGGATTCGTTGTCAACTTCGCGGCCGGCTCGATCACTGTCTACGTGAACGGCGTTAGCCGAGGCGTCATGTTCACGGGTCTGACGCTCGGCACCGTGTACCCGATGTCTGCCTATATGGTTTCGGGCGGTGCGCCCGGCATGGCCGGGATGACGCTTAAAACCGGATCACTGACATACCCGATCGGCGGCGCGACGGCGTGGGACGAACCGGAACTCGTCGCAGTCAATCGGGGCTACGGCCGTACCCTTTTGGCGTCGATCCAGATTCCGACAACTGCCGGGTATGCGTGGCCGGCAGGCGGTCGTGTGCTGATGTCGCAGCCGCTCAAAGCGCGCAAGAATTTCCTGATCGATCAGAACGTGCAGGGCATCGGCCGCGTCAAGGGCACGACGAAAGATAAAAACACGCCCTCGAATATCCCGGTGTCCGAACGCGTCGTGCTGCTGCGGCAGCGCGACTGCATGCCGATCCGTCAGGTGTGGAGCACGCCGGGCACCGGTGCGTTTTCGTTCGACTATGTCGACGAAACCGAAACCTATACCGTGCTGTCGTTCGATCATGATCTCAATTACCGGGCGGTCGCCGCGAGCGATCTGACTGTCGCCAATGGCGGCGTGGAGCTGATCGCATGATATGGACACCGACGCAAGCGTTCCGCGATGCGCGCCTGTCGGGCGGCATCGACGCCCTGGTCGATGCCGGCGCGGATCCGGCCTACGCGATTTTGTTCGAGTCGACGACGGCGCTCGTCACGATGCTGTTTGCGCAGCCGGCGGTCGCGATGGTGGCGCACGAGCTGGTTTTCGAGCAAGGCGATCCCGGCGGCGATCAGATCCTTGTGCAGGGCAACGCGGACAATTTCGAGCTGTACAACGGCGACGGCGTGCTGCTCGGTGTCGGCAATGTGACGGACATCCTCGGCACCGGCGCCCTGAAAGTCTCGGGCACGACGGGCACGCTTTTATTCGAGGGCGCGCGGGCCATCCTCGGCTCGCTGAAATTCACGTGATCACATGGCATCCGTCGATCTCGTCTTTGCAGGCGCACCGCTCCTTACCGGTAATCTCGTATTCGGGGACGACGGCAGCAATCCGATCTCCGATGCCGTCATCAGCGGCGCGATCGATGCCGGTGCGATCGCGCTCGCCGGTTCCGTCGTCCTGGGCATCGTTGCCTCGGGCGCGATCGATGCCGGCGACGTGGCGCTGTCGGGCGAGGTTGTTTACTACACCGACACGCGACGGCCGCTCGTCGGTCAAGTCGCGCAGCGGTGGCAGGACACCGATCCGCTGCACGAGCGCACCGCGCAGCGCTTTCAGGACGCCGATCCGCTGCCGCTGGCATGGGATGCCCGATGGCAGGACGGCGTCGCCCTCACGGCCGGCGCGATCGAGCGATGGCAGCTCGCCCAGCGCACGCACGATGGGCGCATCGTCCGCTATCAGGACGGGGACGGCCTGCAGCAAGGCGTCTCGACTGACTTCACCGACGCGATCCGCCTGCGCAACGCGCAGCACGTGCGCTATCACGACGCCGACAAGATCCAGCGCGGCACGGTGCAGCGGTTTCAGGATGGGATCCGCACGCACAATTCGCAGCACCTGCGCTATCAAGACGCCTTGCCGTATCAGTTCGGGATCTGGGCGCCTGCGCAGTCAGGGCGGCACCTGCCGAGGGGTTGGACGACGAAGTATCAGGATGCCTGGTCGCCTCGCCCGGGCCGCACGGTGTTCGTGCCGGATCCGCCCGAGGTTCACGTTTGCTACGTGCCCGACGGTGATCTCGTGTTCGAGTTCCCGTACATCGTGGGCGATGCAAACCTCGTCTTTGTGTGCGATGTCGACGAGGACGAGCCGCCGGTCGAGCCTGGCGAGACGATCGTCGTCCCTGTCCGAAGGATTTACACCGTGATCAATACCGCGAGCCTGCGCCGCGTCGTGGGCGATGTGCTCATCCCGAATCTGGCGATGTCGCTGACGATCGATGTCGATTCGTGGACATGGTCGTTCACCGCGACAGTGCCCGGCGATGCGCTGGATCTGCTCGAACCATCGGGCGGCGTGCCCGTCGAGGTCGAGGCCCGGATCAATGGCATCGCCTACCGCGCGATCGTCGAGGGGATATCGCGCGATCGCACGTTCGCGCGCTCGACGCTGTCGGTCACTGGCCGAGGCAAATCCGCGGTGCTCGATTCGCCCTATGCGCCGATCATGTCGTTCGGGCAGGCCGACGATCGCACCGTGCAGCAGCTCGCGAACGACGTGCTCTCGCTGGCCGGCGACGGCGTCTCGCCGCTCGGCTGGGATGTCGATGCGGGCTTTGCGGTCGATGACTGGTTCGTGCCGGCGGGCGTGTTCTCGCACCGGGGAACCTATATGTCGGCCCTCAATGCGATCGCGGCGGATGCCGGCGCCTACGTGCAGCCGCACCGCACCGCGCAGGCGGTGTCCGTGCTCAAGCGTTACCCGTTCAAGCCGTGGGAATGGTCGGGCCTCGATCCCGATTACGAGCTGCCCTCGGCCGTCGTTCAAAAGGAGGCGATCGTATGGACCGACAAACCTGTCTATAACCGCGTGTACGTGCGCGGCATGAAAGCGGGAAAGCTCGCGCGTCTGACGCGATCGGGCACCGCTGGCGACATCGAGGCGCAGATGATCACGGCGCAGCTCGGGTGCGATCTGATCGGCCTGCGACAGCGCGGCGTCCCGATCCTGGCGGACACCGGCCGGCAGGCGGCCGTCTCGCTGCGCCTGCCGGTGCTGCCCGAGACAGGGATCATCCCGCCGGGTAAGTTCGTGCGTTATGTCGACGGCGGCGTCGAGCGAATCGGTTTGACGCGCAGCGTGACGGCCGAGGTCGCGCGCTCCGAAAAGAAACTCACGATCTGGCAAACCATCGGAGTAGAGACGCATGTTTAACCCGTGGAAAGAGTTAGAGAACCTGGTCGCCGGGCCGCCGCTGCAAGTGGGCGTCGTGCTGTCGATCGAGGACGGCATCGCCGAGATCGAAATGCCCGGTGCGGGCGGCACGATCAGGGCACGCGGCGCGGCCGAGATCGGGCAAACCGTCTTTGTTCGCGGCGACGTGATCGAGGGCGAGGCGCCGGGGGATCTGCCCATTGAAATTGACGACGACATTTAACCGTTAGGAACCATCATGGAAAACACAAGCACGCCGCAAGGCATCCGCGCCCGCTTCGCTGCCTGGTATGCGCGCAACATCGTCACGGGCGTTTTAAAGTCGTGGTCGTTCCTTGCGAACGGCGCGGCGATCGTGTTCGGGATCCTGCCGGATCTGATCAATCTGGCGATCGACAATTGGGGCATGGTCGGCGAGCTGCCCGTGCTGTCGCCCGGGCACAAGCTCGTGCTGTTCGCCGTGCTTCACGTCGTCGCCCTGCTGCTGCGCACGATCAAGCAAAAGAACATGCCCGTCGCCTCGATCCCTGTCGCGACGGTCAACGTGCCGAGCATGG